GCTGTAGCGGGCAGCGGCTTCGGCATCGAGGACGTCGGCAGATTCCCTGAGAGCTCCCTGGGCGGAGTTGATCGACTCTCCTTTACCAAAGAGTTCCGCAAGAGGTCTTGCGATTTCGAGGGCTTCGACGAGGCCACGTTGGAAGAACCCGACGGCACTGAGAAAGATACCAATGAGTGCATTGCCCATGCCTTTCCAGAAGTCAGCCGTGGTGAGCACCTGGAAGTAGGTGATGGCCGTCTTGAAGATCTCGACGATGTATTGCCCCGCAGCGGCGATGGTGGCACGCAGGGTGGCCCAGAGGAAGTTCACGCCTTGGGCAAATCCGAGTTGCAGTCCCGAACCGACGAGGTTGAGGAATTGCCCGCTCTTGAAGATGGCAATCACATACTGCACGGCGTCGCGGATTTTGGTTCCTGCCTGCGCAGCTAAGGGAGCGAGTTTCTGAGCGAGTGCGATGGCCTGTTCCACTAGGGGACGAATGGCATCGTTGATCGGCGTGCCGAGAGTGAGGAATACCTCGTTGATCGTGTCCTTGAGCGTGGAGAACAGTCCGTTGGTCGTCTTGCTCTGCGCCTCCATCATGCCCGAGAACTTACCGCCTTGCGAGGTCATGGATATGAAGGCTTGTTCGATGTTGGGGAAGCCGACCTTCCCAGACTCGACGAGTTTTTTCACTTCAGAATCCGACACGCCGAACTGCTTCGCAAGCTCGCCGATAATCGGAATCCCTCGCCCTGTGAGTTGGTTGATGTCCTCGGCGAATAGTCGTCCCTGCACACGTGCCTTGCCATAGAGTTCGGCGATCTCGTTGACCGGTGCTTGCACACCAGCAGACACGTCGCCAATGCGAGCGAGAGTTGCGGCCACCGTGTCGGAACCCTCACCGAAAGCGATCAGCTTGCGGCCGGCATCGGCGAGCTCAGGAAATTCGAATGGGGTCTTTGCCCCAAGTTCTCTGAGTTGCGCGAGGGTTTGTTCGGCTTTGGCGGCATCTCCAATTAGCGTGGTGAAGGCGACTTTCGTTTGTTCAAAGTCGGCAGCAGAAGTGACCGCCTTCATGCCAGCGGCCAATGCCACACCGCCACCAGCGAGAGCCGCACCAAGACCGACTTTCAACCCAGCGGCCGTGAGGCTTGCCATCTTTTTGGCAGAGGCAGCGACCATAGCCGTTGCTCCCGACATCGATCGACGCAAGGCAGTGATGTCGGCTCCAAGGGTGACGGTGAGTGCGCTCATGCGCCGGGGGTGGAGTCAACTCTTGCAAAAAAATCCACCCGCTTCGCGGGAAAGACCCTCCGCTTCCCTCCCTTCACTGCGTTGCCTGCGCTCGTCCCTCGCTTGGCTACTCCGTTGCTTTCGCTCCGCTACTGCTGTGCTAGGGGACTGAACTGCGAGCCACACGAAAGCCGCTGACGTCGTTCGAGCTTGACGGGGTGAGGTAGTCGCGGACCGCGGCGCGGCAGAAGTACGCGTGGGTGCGCCAGCTGCCGCCCCGGCCCACCCGGGCCGCGCCCGAAGCAGGCCCGCTCGGATCAATGCCACCTTCCAACTCATCGTCATACCAATCCGCACACCATTCCCAAACATTACCATGCATGTCATATAGTCCCCATGCATTTGGCTTCTTCATTGCCACTGGATGCGTTTTGTTTTCGCTGTTGTCGTCATACCATGCCACTTCATCAATCGTGCCTCCTGAGTATGAACCCGGTTCACCTGCTCGACAGGCATACTCCCATTGTGCTACCGTGGGCAACACCATCTTTCCACCGTCAGTGTTGACTATTTTTTCGTTCAGCTTTTCAAGAAATTCCTGCGCGTCATCCCAGCTAACCTTCTCGACTGGTAAATTGTCGCCATTGAAACAGCTTGGATTGTCACCCATGATTGCAACCCACTGCTTTTGGGTGACCTGCGTTTTTGCCATCCAGAATCCTTTGGTCAATGTGACATGAACTTGATCTTCATCATCAAATCGATCTCCCCCAGTCTCCGGACCCATGAGAAACTCTCCCGGAGGACACCAACAGAATGTCATCCTCACACCCGGCGCGATTTCCCAGTTACGCTCTTCACCAGCACGTATTCCGATAAATTTAGGATACGCATCGGACAGCAATTTTTCGATCATGCGCACGGCTTCTGCATAGCGGTGGTCAGCCAGCGCAGCTTGGATTTCTTGGATAGCTGGCTCGTGCTGATGCTCGGCAAGACGTGATGAAGCGACGGAAACAAGCTCCACATCTCCGAGATCCAGAAGTGACTTGAGCGCAGTGAGGCGATTGATGAGTGTGGAGGATAAGTTCACGCGTCGGATGATACAAAATTTACGAGTGTCTGTAAAGTTGTATCAGTTTTCACATGGTTGCGATTGGCCGTGTAACGTCCATGCCTGCTTAATCGCGTTCCATTGATCCGTCGCGGTTCCCATTCTGCCTTGGTTGCTCAACTCTGTCCGCACGCCATTGCGCCGGAGTAGGCAGTGCTGATACTGCGTCAGCCTCGCCAGCGGCATGAACATGATCCTATTCTCGGTCCAACCAGTCTCAGCGGCGACGGCAAAGACCTGTGCGGCTAGGAAGCCGGGTTCGTCGCAGGGAGGGGCTTTTTTCCGCCGATGTCTCCCATGGTTTCTACCTGAGCTGCTTCCAGTTCACGGCTTTGTTCTTCCAGTCGTTTGAATGCGATTTGGAAATCCGTAGGGGTGAGTCCGCCGCAGAAGATCAGTGCAGCTTCTCGGAATCCCTGATCGTGGAATGACGCCCGCACCACCTCGGGCCACGGGGCGCAGTGGGTGAACACAAAGCCCATGATTGCCGACGTGAATTCCGGTGTGCCGTCCGTTGGCGTTTCGCCTTTCACCAGTGGGTTGCCGGTTCTGAGGAGCACATCGTAACTGGCCAGCGAGAGCGGGCGCATGGCGTGGCCGCCGACGATGGTTTCGACATCATGGAAGGCGGAGGAGAGGAGTTTTTGGCGGTCGGTATCGTTCATGGTTTAGAGGTGGCGTAGGTAAAAATCTTCCACAGAGGGCGAGGCATCGAGAGGGATGAAGGCGATCTTGCCTCGGCGTTTCACGCAGGCGAGTGGCACGTCCTGTTTCACTTTGTCCACAAGTCGCTCACGGTTGAGCAGTGCGCACTTGATGTAGGCGAAGGGATGCTCTGGGTTGGCGAGATGCCAAGCGTCATTGTGCCATGCTTCGATGAGTGCCTTGGTATCAAATTTTCCGCAATGGCTTTGAGGCTCGAAGAACCAGACTGTGCGTTCCCCACGAATGCCGTCACCAACTATGCGCACGAATGGCTTCTCGGCAAGGGGGATGCCCACTGCCGTCAATGCAGCGGCAAGACAGGTATTGCTGGTAGCGGTGGAGGAAAGATGTGATACGGCGTTCATAGAGGGATCTTGTTGTCGTTAGGATCAAGCACCACCAACAGCGGCGAGGAATGGATAGTGGGTCGCGGTGAGGTCGATTTTTTCGAAGTCCTCATTGTTGAGACTGCGGCTGACTTGCATCAGAACCGTCATGCCACCCGTCTGTTGCAGGTGCGCGGGAATGGCATTCGATAGAGCAAGTGCGGCTCCGATCTTACCACTAAAGGACGATGTCTTGGCCACCAGTCCCGAGAGTTTGATTTCGACTTTCTCTTGGTAGAGTGAGAGGCCAATGATTTCTCCGCTCTTGTTGAGCACAGGTTTTTCCTGGTTGGAGTAGTCGAAGGAGAGGTCGGTGATGAGAATTCCCGCTTGATCGTTCGGGATGCCCCAGTTGCCAGTAGTGCCGATGAAAGTCGCAGACATTTGCTGCGGTCGCGATGTCAACTGCATCACACGGCAGAGACCACGGCCTCGTAGCTCAGCACGGTTTCCCGGCCACGAGATTCATCGGGAGTGGTGATACTCTCGCGGTCGATCAGGTCATGTAGGCAAAACGATTCGGAATCGAGATCCTCTTGCATGGTCGCCTTGTCGCGCATGAGTAATACCAGCTTGCCCGCCCACA